TTCAGCCGTATGGTGGGTTAGCATATCGGGAGTTTATGCCAGTAGAACCATTCTTCATTAATTGGGGGGTAAAAGATTAGTTATGGACTTATCCGAAATAATGCCCATAGCTTACTGCAATGACATTGAGGTACTGCGATTAACTCAAACTGCTTGTAAGTATGTCAATGAGCAAGGTATTGCAGGTGTATTTGTTGAAGCAGGAACTGCTTGGGGTGCGCATGGCTGCATAATGTCGGAGTTCAAGAGGCCGGTACATTTATTCGATTCCTTTGAGGGTATTCCCGAGTACGATGAACGGGATATTGAGTTCACACAAAGTTGGGGGGCATCGGGAGGAGATAAGCGTACTTCATCCGGTGTAACGGTATGCAAGTTAGAGGATGTGATAATGACAATGGAAAGATACATTCCGCTAAATAACATCAACTTCCACAAAGGTTGGTTTTGCGATACCTTACCGAGATTCAAAGAAAAGATTGCAGTCCTTCGACTTGACTGCGACATTTACCATTCATACATGGATTGCTTCAAATACTTACTACCTTTGTTAGAGCCAGGTGGTATCTTAATCATTGATGATTTCTGCCTAACTGGATGCCAACAAGCAATGAAAGAAAGCGGACTTGACATAGATAAATTCAACAAATTCAACAACATCGCATGGGTTATACACACAAGACAATCGAACTAATCGATCTCATTATTGACAGAGTGCAAACGGTAGTGGATTTAGGCGCACAGAATGATTACCGCCATCCTACACTACCTGCACCATACGTAAAAGATACCTACTATGCAAACAAGCAATACATGGCCATTGACATTTCAGGAGAGAACGGAAGTGAGCCGTACGACCTGTCCTTGCTTCACGACTTCGGAATACAGTATGACCTTTTGGTGGATGCAGGAACATCCGAGCATGTTGGTACAAACGGCAAGCATGACATCAAAGCCATTTACAACTGTTGGAAGAACAAACACAACCTTGTTAAAGTCGGGGGATTCATTGTCAGCGAAAACCCAAAGACAGGGAACTGGCCGGGGCATGGATTTAATTACTATACAACGGATTTTTATAAGTTACTCGCTGCCTTTGGTGAGTATTCTCTTATTGATCTCGGTGAACATCCGGCAATGGGTAATACAACCGATGGTTGGAATGTTTACTGCGTTATGCAGAAAACGAAAGAGGACTTTATAAGTTTGGAGAAATTCAAGAAGTGTGGTATCGCAACAAGTTAAGCAGATAAAGGCGACATCGGTATTTTATGCCAATGAAAAGGCATACAATGAGGGATTCCCGATAATCTGCAATGAGGGAGGCAGTAGAAGCAGCAAATCATTTTCCATTGTTCAATTGCTAATTCAAATAGCAACAAAGGAACGCAACAAGCGGATAAGCATTGTATCGCACTCGCTCCCACACATCAAACGTGGTGCATACAGGGATTTCAAGACAATCATGGAGGAATGGAACATTTGGAAGGATGAAGATTTCAGCTTCACCGATTTCATCTACAAGTTCCCCAACGGCAGCTATATTGAACTATTCGGGTTAGAAGATGAGCAAAAAGCACGGGGGCCGGGTAGGGATATTCTTTTCGTGAATGAAGCGAACCTTATCCGAAAGGCACTATTCGACCAGTTAGCGATGCGAACAACGGGAACTATCTTTTTAGATTGGAACCCTGCCGACTTCGTTAGTTGGGTGTACGATGTAGCTGACAATCCGAACAATAAGCGGATAAAATCTACCTACCTCAACAACAAAGGAAACTTATCCCAAACGCAAATAGACATCATTGAAGGGTATAAAAACCTACCCGATGACTTCATGTGGAAGGTGTATGGGTTAGGCGAAAGGGGTGCCGCAAAGGAAATAATCTACACCAAATGGCAGATAACAGATGTACTCCCGGAAGGTGGCGATGTGTTCTATGGTTTGGACTTTGGTTACGTTCACCCACTTGCACTCGTTAAGGTGGTACACTATGAGGGTGCGAACTATGTGCAGGAATTGATATACAAACCAGGTTTAACACCATCCGAAATAAGCCGGGAAGTGAAAGACCACATCAGCGACCGCAAACCAGTGTACTGCGATGCAGCCGAACCTAAAAGCATTGAAGAACTTTACAGGGGTGGTATTAATGCACAGGCAGCAAACAAAGAAGTATGGCCGGGAATATTGAAGGTCAAATCTTATCCGCTATTCGTTACTGCCAATAGTAAAAACATCATTCGGGAGTTGCAATCCTACAAGTGGAAGAAGGACAAGAATGACAATGTGATTGATGAACCGGTGAAGGAGAATGACGATGGGTTAGATGCGATGAGGTATGCCATCTTCACACATCTACATAAGCCGGCATTTCAGGTGGCAGTATGGTAGGCGAATTAATCGTAATTTTGCCATTAACAAATAAAACATTATGGGTTTATTCGATTTCCTTAAGCGCAAGGCAGCACCCGTTAAATCACCTGTACAAGTTTCAATCGAAAGGGGATTGATTACTTGGGATGGGCAGAACCAGGCAGAAATTGTAAGGGATAGTTACATCGGCAATGACCTTGTCTATGCCATTATTCAACTGATTACCCAAAAGGCGAAAGTAGCACCCTGGGGAGTGTATAAGGTGAAGGATAAGGCAAAGGCAAAGCAGTACCATGCTAAACTACATTCACCGGTAACTATTGACCTGAAGGAATTGAAGGAACTGAAAGAAGAAGCATTTGAACTATACGAAGGCGATGCCCGGCTGAATGAACTACTGAAATACCCGAATAGTGAAGATTCATGGTCAGACCTTATCGAACAATGGGTAGGGTTTAAGAAGATTACCGGTAATTCCTTTGTGTATGCAAAGATGGTAGGTGATGCATCCGTCAACAAGGGTAAACCGTTATCGATTTATGTACTACCGGCACAATACATGGCAGTAAAGGTTGATATTGAGCAGTTCCCACCAGTTAAGGTTGCCTATCAGCTTTACTATGGTCAGTACATTCCGTTCACAACAGAGGAGATCCTACATGATAAGTACTTTAATCCCGAATGGTCAGCAACCGGAGGGCAGTTGTATGGCTTATCACCTTTACGGGCGGCAAGTAAGGTGTTGACAAGGTCTAACAGTTCAAAGACGGCATCTGTGGCTATGTTTGATAATATGGGGCCGCAGGGGGTACTTTACATGGATGATATGAGGTTCGACCCTTTGAGTGGTGGCGCACAGGCACAGGCGCTAAAGACGCAAATATCAATGAGTTCAGGTGCCGGCAAACATGGCAGCGCAGCCGTTAGTGGGTATAAGGTAGGATGGACACAAATCGGCCTACCTGCCAAAGACCTTCAACTGATTGAAGCGGAGAAATGGGATAAGGAAGCGTTATGCAGCATCTATGGTGTTCCACCCGTACTATTAGGTTCACAAGAAGCAGCTACCTACAACAATATGAAGGAAGCGGAGAAATCGCTTACTTTACGGGCAGTACTTCCTGAACTGATTGCCATCCGGGATAACCTTAACCGCAAGATGAAAACGGATTGGGGGTATAAAAACACAGATATATTCGTTGACTTCGACCTTACCGTATATCAGGAACTTGAAGCGAACAGGGAAGCACAAGCACAATGGCTCAATACTTCATGGTGGCTTACACCTGAACAGAAACTGAAGGTAATGGGTATCGCACCGGATCCGAATGTGCCGCTTGAAGATTATCAAAAGTTGTATATTCCACAGGGATTGATGCCAATGGATGATTTTACTAATCTGCCCGATGTACCGCCAACTTTATAACAAATACCGGAAGAAATACAGGGTGCTAATCAAGAAGGAACTTGATAAGCAAAGCAGAGCCATACTCAAAGGCGAAGAACCTGACCAAAACGGACTAAAGCGCATTATAAGCCAACTGCATCAAGGTGCAGGTATGACAATGGCGAAGTATAACTATGACAAGATTAGGCGCAAGGCAGGGATAAAGGATAACTTGACACCTCAACAAAGATGGGCGATAGTGATTAAGATGTTTTTGGAGCAAGGATTAACAATGCTCACTGATGGCATTACATCTACGACAAAAGAAACTATCCGAAAGGTATTGATTAAGGGAATGCAGGAAGGATGGAGCATAACACAGATGATGACTCAACTTGAAAAGTCAGGTATCAATGCGTACCGGGCAGAACTAATTGCCCGTACAGAAACAACAAGGGCAGCAAATCAGG